AGGAACAAGTGGTACAGGTAGTGGTGTTACAGGAGGAACAAGTAGTGCTGGTATTGGATTACCTACGAGTGCAGTAGGTGCTACTGCATTAGGTGCTGTAGCATTAGCACAGTCTATATCTGGTGGAGCTGGTGCTGGTAGTGCTATACCTGGTGTTGGTGGAGCTGGTGGACCTAGTACTCTAGATAGACTACAGACTGATATCAATGGCATATATGGTGCTGTATCTAACTTTAGATCAGGTCTCTTTAAGATTATACCTCTTGCTGTATATAACCTATTAAATAAACTAGACTTTCAGGCTGCTACGAATCTTGGACAAAAGTTAAGTGGTGGTATATGTGGTGCTTATAATGATGTACTTAAAAAGGTAAGTCAGTTTACTCAGATAGTACAGACTGCAAGGAACACTATGAGTGAAGTTGAGAACTTACTAGAGAAAGACCTTAAGAAATTAGCTGAGAGTGTGAAGCAGAAAGGTATATTAGATACGCTATTAGGTATACTCAAGCAGATTATTGAGGGAGCAATTAAGGTAGCACAGGGAGTAGTCATCGCCGCACTAGGTAGTGTATATGCCATTATAAAGAATATACCTTCTGCGAGTAAAGCAGTCATGAAGAAAGTGACTAAAGTGGCTCGTGATATCAAGAACTATATGAATGATGCCAGTGTAGCAAAGATTATTGAAGACATGGAGAAGCTAGTTGTTAATCTAGCGAGTCAGTTTGAAAGACTTACACCTCAGAATATTACCAATCTAATGTTTCGCTTATGTGAAATGGCTAGGGATCTACAGTCGAAGTTAATGGCGCCTGCACAAGATGTGAATAAGTTTGCTCAATCATTAGGTAGTCAATCACGAGCAATTGCTTCAGTAAATGCGAAGAACACACAGAGAGCAGTGAAAGCAGGTGGTATTCGTATTAGTGATGCTGATAGAAAGGCAAAACAGAAGAGTTCAGCAACAGCATTGAATAATGAAGCGAGTCCATCAAACACAGAAGCAGTATATGTTAATGAGAAAGACATGACTGATAGCGAGATGCAAGCACTTATATCTATAGATGAAAGTGGTATAGGTAGTATTATTACATTTGGTCCTAAGCTATTAGAGAAAGATGCGCTTGGTAAACAAGTTGGCTGGGAGAATGTTAAGACAGAAGTATGGCAGAAGCTATTGAGAACAGCACAACAGACAGGTAATAAGTATACTGTAAACGAGGGTTATGTAAAACCTAAGTATAGTAGTCTACTCAAGGGTAAGCCTAAGACTCCACATAATACTGGATATACCATTGCGATAGCAGTAACACCTGCTACACGAAAAGACACTATCGTAGCGGCAAGTAGAGCAGGCTTTACTGGCATCTCTGTATATCCTTCTTATATACGATTATCATTATCTAATCGAAGATCACATATGTCTGGATTAAGTGGACAAGAAGCGACCGAGATACAAGAACTATTAGATAAGCATAATATAGATGGCTTTAAAATAAAAAGAACCTAGCGGTCAGTATAAATAATCTATAAAGGGTATAAAAATGGCTAGAGTAACACCACGCACAAAAGGAAAAGTATTCTTCTCTGATTTTCTTTCGAATCTAGAGGTAGTACCTGGGCGTGCAGATGTCGCTCGTGTAGTGAATCAGAATGCTGTGAAGCAGAGTATTAAGAATCTACTCATGACAGATCGTGGTGAGAGACTCTTTCAGCCAAACATAGGGTGTGATATACGAGGTAGTCTATTTGAAAACATGGATCCTAATACTATACTCATACTCAAAGAGAATATTAAATCAACAATTAAGACATATGAGCCTCGCTGTATATGTAAGGGTGTATCAGTAGTTGCAAATACAGATCAGAATGCCATTACTGTAACAGTTATATTCACTGTAATAAATAGTAACAAAGACTCATCACTCACAATCGATCTTAGTAGGGTAAGATAATGACGACAGATATTAAGCCAGTAACAAACATGGACTTTAATGCAACTAAGGAAGAACTGAAACAATTCCTTAGAGATCAAGATCAGTTTAAAGACTTTGATTACGAAGGCTCGAATATGAATGTACTATTAGATGTACTTGCATATAACACTTTCTATAATAGCTATTACTATAATATGGCGATTAGTGAGATGTTCCTCGATTCTGCTTCTCAGCGTAACTCAGTAATCTCTCATGCAAAAGAATTAAACTATCTACCAAGAAGTAGAAGAAGTGCCATATCTAAAGTGAATATAGTGGTAACTTACCCCAATTACGATAGTAACTATTTCAATATACCAAAAGATACACCCCTGATTGGTCGCTGTGGTAATCGCACTTATACATTCCTTACAGATAAAGCACACAGTGCTGTTCGAAGCCCGAATAATCCATCTCGATATATTGTGAATGGTGTTGAAGTATTCGAGGGGCGTATTATTACTGAGTTGCTCTCAAGTAGTAATACTCTGATCTCTAATGATGGTATAGACACAAGAAGCCTAGAATTGAAAGTGAATGGTATTGAATGGCTATTCAAGACTGACATATATGGCCTTAAGTCAAATGATAAAGTATTCTTCCTACAACCAGAGAATGACGGTAAGTACTCTGTTCAATTTGGTAAGAATAGCTTTGGTATTGAGCCAACGATCACTGATGTGATTCAAGCGAAGTATAGACTGTCTTCAGGAGCGGCCGCTAACGGCGTGACTTCTTTGACTCTTGGCGCTTTTGGCGGAGCATCATCAATTGATATCACTGTTGTAGAACAGTCTGGTGGCGGAGTCGATAGTGAGACCATTGAATCGATACGAACTTTTGCTCCTAAGGCTCTTCAAATACAAGAGAGAGCAATCACGACACGAGACTATGAGACTCTACTTCGTACTCGCTTTCCTAATATTCAAGCAATCTCTGTATATGGTGGTGATGAAGTTGATCCACCTCAGTTTGGTAAGGTCATCATCTCTGTTGATGTAGTAGGTGGTGAGGGTGTTGCTGACTATGAGATTGCGAACTTCAAGCGATACTTAAAAGATAAGACTCCGCTTACAATTGAAACGATATTTGTAAGTGCGAAATACCTATTTGTTGATACGACTGTGAATGTGGTCTATGATCCTAATCTTACAAGTAAGTCTGCTTCACAGATTAGGGCTGAAGTACAACAAGCAGTGATTGATTATCAGAATGCAAGTCTAAATGACTTCAAGAAGACTTATCGCCAGTCTAATCTAGCGGCTTCGATTGATAGACTAGAGACTTCAATCATGTCAAGTGATATTGTTGCGAAGCCTATCATTGAGTATATTCCTGATCTAGGCATATCTGCATCTCCATCATTCTCATTTGAGACTCAATTAGTTAAGCCATATCCATATGATGACGATAATGGCTTTATAGGATTCAAGCCTGCTGTATCTTCAACTAAGTTCACAGTAGATAATACTCGTGTGTCAGCAAGAGATGATGGTAATGGTAATATCATGCTTGTGATTAGTGGTGCTGAGGGTGACAATGTATTTAAGCCTTCTGTAGGTACAATTGATTACACAACAGGTATTGTTCGTTTGATTGATGTAAACATTACTCAGTTTGATGGTACTGCAATTCAATTTACGGCGAGTTCAGTAGCGAAGGATATTAAACCACCTAAGGATCGTATCATTGTTATTCGTGGTAGCGATGTGAAGGTTAATGTGACACCAGTGGAATCAACCTAATATGTCAATTGAGATAAGAGACAGTATTCATTCTGATATTGTTAGCCAGTTTCCTGCTGTCTATCAAGAGAATAGCCCGTTTTTACTTCAGTTCATTGAGGCTTATTATGAGTACCTTGATGATAAGTTAGAGCGTGATCTACCTAGACTCAAAGATATCGACACCACACTGACTTCATTTATTGTCTTTTATAAAAGAAAGTATCTTGCAGACTTACCATTCTCACCTGAGACAGATGTTCGATTTGTACTCAAGCACATTCAAGACTTGTACACAAGAAAGGGTAGTGAGGAATCTCTTCAGTTATTGTTTAAAGTTTTCTTTAATGAAGATATCGAAGTATTCTATCCAGGTAATAATGTACTTAAGGCTTCTGATTCCATATACAGAAAGGATGTGTTTCTTGAGATGAAGCCCATCTATTACGGCGCTCTAGAAACTTATCCTATTAGTCGTGGTAATACAATTCGTGGTGATCTATCTCAAGCAAATGCATTCGTAGATGATATCGTATTTGTTAATCTAGGTGGATCGATTACTCCTATTGTTTATCTATCTAGTCAACAAGGATCGTTTGTCCAATCTGACTCACTTGAAGTATTGGCCGCTACAGCAGAAGGTTCTGAAACAGTAACCAATGTCGGTAAGTTAATTAACGGATCAATCTCTGAAGTTAAAATACAAAAAGCTGGCAGACTTCAAAGTAATCGTGTTGGCGATACAGTTGATTTGATTTCTAATATAGTAGGTACTGGCTGTAAAGGTGTTATCTCTGAAGTAGATACTGAGCAAGTTGGTAGTATCGATTATGAAATTGAAGATGGTGGATGGGGTTACATAGATCCTTCATCTGTCACTATAGAATATTTCAACGAGATAGGTATTAGTAATCGTGTTATTGTAGTAGATAGAGCCACAGTGCTAGATGTAGAAGTGGGAGATACGATTATCTTTCCAGGATCTACCATTGACTACGACTCACGAGGCGAAACAGACATACTAAGTCTTTCAGGCTCAGCAAAAATTATAGCCTATAGGCACCCCCTACTCTTTATAGAGTCTAAAACTGATCAGCAAGAAATGTATGAGTTCATGTCTCGATACTATGATACTGGTACTAATGGTCCTAACGGAAGAGTCTATAGAAATGTTCTGTATGATCAGCACTATAACGCCTACTATTATGCTATACAAGGTGTGGGTGCATATGATCCAAACAATGCATTATTTTTCCCACCCAAACAGTATGATGAGATATACTCAAAACTATATTATAAGCCCAACGAAGCAGATGGCGATCAAAGCATTATAGGTAATTTTACTGGTGCTGGTGGAGATGGCGATCTTTCTTCTCTTGGC